AACTACGCGAAAGCTTGGGGATACACCGGCATGTACATGACCAACATATTCGCATTCCGGGCAAACGATCCGAACGTGATGAAGGCGCATCCTGAGCCGGTTGGAGAGGAAAATGATCACTATCTGGAATTGATATCTCGTGAGGCAAAGATCGTTGTGGCAGCCTGGGGAACGCACGGGAAATTTCTTAACCGAGGACAGCAAGTTAAGCAGCTAATCCAAGATTTGCATTGCCTGAAAATAACGAAGGACGGGCACCCGAGCCACCCGCTTTATTTACCAGCTAATTTGGTTCCAATAATGTTTCACGCCGTTTGAGGAGGGAAGTATGAGAAGGGAATTTGAGTTTACATTTGCGAATCAAGCTATGGGGACATGTGTGATTGTGACTACAAAGAGACTGTTTAGAAAACCTGTTGTTGAAAGTTATATGTGTGTTAGAGCTACCCCAATAATGGGTGGGCAGTGGGTTAATAAAGCTACTGGCTTACAGCCGGATGATGACCTAAATTCTGAGATAAATAGGGCGGCTCAAAGTCAGTGTTTGAGGAGTAGGAGGAAGTATGAGTGATGATAAGCAAATAATTTTGCCGAAAGGAGAATTCTATATATTTGATGCCTGTGAAGATAAAAATTTTGAGCAGATATATTTTAGCTCTGAACAGGCGCTAATAGAACAGGTTAGGTGGTGGTTAAAAAACCGAACTGATGGGTTCACAGTGTTTCAGAAAAAGTTCGAGAAATAACCATGCCTGAAATAACCTGGACTAACTGCGCGGATGAGATGCCCCCAGAAACGCAAAAGACGATATTTCGCAGGGTGGATAAGGACAAATTCTTTTTCACAAAAAATGTAGTTGATGCTAATTCATTAATACATTATCTAAATGACATTAAACTAATTCAGTGGACACCATACACCGAAGAAAAATGGAAGGAGCTGAACAAATGAACGAGGAGACTTTAAAAACCATAGCCGCATTTGACCAACTGCCGGAGACTGAAGAAATAAAAGAGATCAAAAAGCAGTACCTTAATAATGAAATAAGCTCATTTGAATTTTTCAGTCTAGCTAAGGGTTGCCTTGAAGCGGAGCGCGAAAAATGAAAATACTAAGAATGTCGCGTTACAGAACTCGTAGGGTAAGTATTAGCGGCTGGTGGAAATCAAACCCAAATATGTGGGGAGGTTCTTATCTAAAAGCATTTCGCAGACCTTTATTTGGATAAAGGAGAAGAAAATGAGCGAGTGGCACCCTATTAAAACAGCACCCAGAAATGCTACTAGCGTAGAAGTTATGATGAGTGACGGAACTATTCATGATGACTGTCATTATGCGATTGATCATTCCGGCGAGTATCAGCCACCATTCCAAGGCTGGTTTATACCGACAGCCGCCGGATTCACTGAGATAGATGAGCCGTCCAAATGGAGGTTGTCGATTAATGATGGCCAAAACTGTCCAGTCTACGAGGAGCGTAAAGAATGCGAGGAATAAGCGAGAAAGATTTAAAGGATAGACAAGATGTAGCTAGAAGAATTAAAGATTACGTTCGATCTACGCTAATCGATGAATTAATATCTGAATGCAAAGAACTCAACCCGTGGCTGCCGATTGATGAGAATACGCCGAAGGATAGACGTTTGAATCTGTACTGGAAAGGTTATGGATGGTTTACGGGGCAATGGCGAATGGGGCAATTCTTTTGCGATGCCGGTCTTTTGGTTCCTGTAAATGTTAATCCAACACACTACCAAGAATTACCAGCCGATCCGAAGGAATGACGATGCAGCCACAATTTCTAAGCGCAGAAAAAGCAGCAGAAATGCTGGATATACACCCGATGACGCTAAAGAAAAAGGCGCGATCTGGTGAGATACCGGCAGGGAAAAGCGGTCGCAAATGGGTTTTTCTAGATGTTGACTTGGTTGAGTATATCCGCGCACAATACAAAGCCGCAAACGCACCAGAAATTGAACCATGTCACTCTACAAGCGCAAAGATTCGCAGTACTACTGGCTACAGATCGAGCAAAACGGAAGAACAATATGCCGCAGCACTCGGACTACAGACCGCAAGAAAGCGCAAGAATACCACGACAAGCTGAAAGCTGAACTTTGGGATCAATCAAAGCTTGGCGCAAAGCCAAAGTATAAATGGGAAGATGCTGTAATCAGTAGGTCGGAGGTTCGACTCCTCTCAACAGCACCAATAAATCAATAGGTTAAACACAATTTAATTTGCTTATATTTTAGAACGTAGCGAAAACGTAGTGCTTTTCCAAAATTAAAAACCCGCCGGAGCTGGTCTATTTACGGCAAATAAAATGGTGCATCACTCCAATAACTGAGACGCGCGATCTCAAATTGCACATCGACCCCGCCGACGCCACCATGATAATTTGCGGCCTGAAATATCCTCTGTACAGGATGCCCACTGACTCCCATGTGCCTATTCACACAGTCCGCTGGAACCGGTTGATTTGTGCATTGCAATGGATGGTCAATGTTGTATTGAGCTACTGACGCGGCGTTGATGTCAAAAATGATATGCTCACCGACGGACGGTGAATCGATTTTTACAACTATCCTACCTGTGGTTAGATCGTTGTAATCCGCAGCGCGATGCCAGTAAATACTATACTTTGTAAAATCAGTTGGTAGCGCATCCAGCTTGAAGTTTTTCATGCGGATGTACTCAACTTGCGGCGATGTGCTGAGATTATTATCAACAAAAAACATATAACCAAGTTTACCGGCTGGCACATCAAATTCATAAGCGTCCGCAGAATTTGCCATTATGATCATGAAACCTATGCGAAAATCGTTTGTAGTTTTAAACTCAAAAAGTGACCTGTACCTGTACGTTTGACTGAGTAGCGTGGAGTGGTCTGGGATTTTCGTTATTTGCTCAATGCAACATGTTGTCAGGTCGACAAAGCCTGGAGCTGCTATATTGCGGTACATCAGGAAATGCGACTGAACCCCTCCCTGAAAACCATTCTGCACATGGTTATACTGTATCATCTTTAGCGTTTGCATAGGCACGCCGCGTACAGTATTTGTAGTTGTGGTAATACCTGTGCTCGCGTCTAATCCGGCCTGACTGCCCGGATTACCTAATCCAAAGTATTGATCAGTGATGTATGCACCGAACCCTTCTTGCGATCCTCCCGCTATAGCGAAAAGCGGGGAGAATGATGGGTAATCGAACTCGGTTATCGGATCAGCTCCGGTGAATCTTTGCCAGCATACGACTGCTGCACCTGCTGGGCACGGCCCCGGCGGTGTGGCATTATCGTAGTATGATGACACTGGTGGGTCGAGCGGATTAGACCTGCCGTAGCCAAATTGACTTGGTGCTTGTCTAGTTAACATCCCAGGGAAACAATCATAAAGCAACGTGGCTTTTGGTGAAAGTCGTTGCAGAGTCGGGAATAAGCTCATACTAACTCCGAATGCTCAATCGATATCTATCTATCCCGCAGCGCTCGTTTGCTGTTGATGGGTTATAGTAGACATTAAGCGTGGTAGCGATTGACGTATTAACCGTGCCAGTAGCGCAAGCCGTGGATGACGTGCCCATACCGTCCACTGATGTGGGGCCGACTGAAGCTTTTTGGATGCTAGTATCATTACGGTTGTAAATTACATAAGATGTGCCCTTTGACAGGGATATACCCGTAGCGCTGGCATACGTTGGAGCAAAAAACTCCGTGGTATTTAACCGTATTTTTAGGTTTTTTGCGTTAGTTGAGTTTGTGATATCCGGCGTTAAATCTAAAACAATTTCGCCATTTTTTGTTAACGGCGGCACCGTCAAAGCCAGCATCGGGACAACCGTAGCGCTACCGGGGTAAATGATTGTGGGCGTGCCAAGCCCGGCATCGTAGGCGGTATCAAGCTGTATCGTTTTGCCTGTAGTATCAACAGCAATCGCATTGATCTTGTGAAAACCAACCGTCCAACCAGCACCTCCGACCACGTAAATACAGCAACCAACTGCGATGGCAGAGGTTAACCCGTGAGCGCCCCCGCTAGTTGAGGTAGTATCAAGCAGCACCTTTCCGCCAACGTTAGAGATTGCAGGCGACGTGAATGTACTAGCCGGACATATTAATGTTGGAACTGCTGTATTGCTACGCGACACCAGCGCCATCCCGTTATTTAGCACGTACTCTGCGCCGTCTGAGTAGTAATCAAGGTTATAAGTGGTATCTCTGAATCGCCACCCTGGATAACTTGCTGCCGGAAATGATGCTGCCGCCAATGCGATGGTAGTAAAGCACCAAGGCGTTCCGAAGTTTTGCCCCCATCCCGACGCAACTGCGTCCCTGGTTGCATATACACCACCAACGCCAGAAGGCCCATGAACATTAGTGATGTGCACTACAGCCCCATCTGCTACCTGGCTAGGAGTTAGCGCAAGGAATTCTGCTAGAGTTTTGTCTATTGGTGCAACTGGGGTCCCATCTACATTAAACAATCTTCCATCTATCACCACAACGGCATCGTTTTCTTTCATTCTCGCCAATACTTCGGCCTTTGTGACATGACCTCCTCCTGGCGGAGCGCCTCTCCCTTTCAGTGGCGGCGGTGTAACGACCAACTTTCTTGTGGCTGCTTTTTTTTGCTGACTGCTAATAGGCATTTTTACCCTCCGCTTTAACTATTTCCAATGAGTCCAACCGCCAAGCCTTACACCCGCCCATATTGCCCAGGCAATACCAAGGCACGCGATATTGATAATGCTGTCCAACACGGATTCTGGTTCGTCGATCCGCAGGCATTCATACGTTGCACCGCGAAGCACTTTGTCTGCCGTTGCGCGGTCGACCATAGAGCAGGCACTCGAAAAACACTTATGAGGAGGCGTATACAAATAATCATGCAGCACGGCCGCTGCTTTTCCACGGTCACCAAGCAGCCAATAGAAAAAAGGCACTCTAGGCGTTGAATCAAAATCCGTAGTCTGTTTCTCACTAACGATAATCTCGCCAACCGTATTCGATTGATAAATCAACGGAGCGGTAAGCTGATAACGTGCGCGCTTAAACAGTCCGCCTCGGGACACTTCTTTAACCTGCAAATCTGTCAGAAACTTTCCCATGATCACCTCTTGATCGGATATATACCGCCGCGCTCCCAGCGATCTTTGCAGTCATCGTTTGCGCAGGTTTTGATAGATTCAGGCAGCCATTGCATATTCGATACCGAATCACAGCCGCCTGCTGCGAGAGGAATTACATGATCAACCTGCCATTTATTGCGGTCATAACCGGGCGGCAATGGATACATCCGCTCGAAAGCAAGACGAACCACTTTGCTGCGAAGAATTTTCCCGCTTGCTGTGCGTTTAGGCTCACCGCAGTAGCGCGTTTCGGTCAAATGGCTATCGGCGTGCGCTGGCGTGTCGCAACCGATTAATATAAGGGAGAAAATTATCAATATTGATGGTCTAATCAGCATGTTATTTGTCCTTGCTGTGATTGATATTCCGCACAAATTCAGACAGCGACTTATGCCTTGCCTTGCATTCAGCGTATTGTTCTGAACGCTCCACGCTTATTCTGAGCAACGTAGAAAGCTTCCCGTCAGGCGCTACTGCCTGATCCTGGCATTCAGCCAGAAGATTTTCAGGAACCTGGCGCTTCGGCTGCTGCGCCGGAATTGAAGATACGCAGGCCGTCATCATCCAAACCGCAATCAGCATAACCAGTGTTTTTGTCGATGTTCTCATTTGCTTTTTCCCTTATGTATCGGTATTCAATTTTGATTTTTTCTTGAACCTTGATTTCTTCGGCAGAGAGCTTATTGTCAGCAATTGCTTGCGCATCAGCTTGTTCTATCGCCTTATTGGTGGCCTCAAGCTGTTCCGCTTTGATAGCATTGGCCTCAATCTTCCTGCCTTCATGGAACGCCCATGTGTGAGAAACAAGCAAGAAAATCACGGCGGCTAAAATTACCCATGGGTTTGGTATCATTTATTTCTCGCTTATTGATTGAGTTGTTTGTGTACGCAAATACCCGATGGCAGAGGCAAACAAAACACCTATTCCGGAATATTCCTGTGGTGTCAAATTGGCCTCGAAATAAGCATTTGCCGCAGATAGCAACACAAGCAAAATACTTAACCAAATGGTTCTCGATTTTAGGTATTTTTTCATTTCAATCCTTTGCTGTGATGGGGGATTTCTCCCCCATTTGAATCTATACTGTAGCGTCCTCGTTCTGATCGTCAGCGACTTGCAGATTGCCAAGCAGTTGATTCACTTTTTCTTCAACCTCTGGTGGCAAAGTCACGGAAGGATTCGCTACGACATCCTTTAGCGCCTGAATCTCGCCGATGATTTTTGTGGTTTTTTCATTATTGACGAATCCGGTAGTTATTACGATCCTGAAAAAGTGCTCTGTGATGAGCGCACAGATTTTTCAACATTTGGCGGAAGGAAGGTAGGTAATGGTTAAGTTGCTTGTTAATTCGCCAACTGGCGAACAAAAACTTATAGAGATCGACAATAGCGGATGGTATTTCGACGAAATGCTGGTGGAATGGGATACCCGTGTTGACGGCGATCTTCCTGAAGATATTGAGCTTGGGAAGATGGTACGCGAAGGAAATCAGCTCATCAAGCAAGCAGAATTCCTCACTGAGCATGCAGCGTTTGTGAGATCGCAGCTTGTTCCGATCGGCGTAACTAAAAGACAAGCGCGTCTTGCGCTGCTTGAAGCCGGTTTATTGTCGGCAGTTGATAGCTTCGTAGGTGCGCAATCGCCAGAAGTCCAAATTTATTGGAACGATTCTCAAGAAATTTACAGGCAGCACCCATTGATTCTGAGTTTATCCGCAGAGCTCAATCTGTCCGAATCACAGGTTGATGATCTATTTATTAGCGCTGGAGGTAAATAATCATGACCGACAACCATTGCCCACACACCATGCAGATCGGCAATCAAGAGGCGCGAATTTCTGCGCTTGAGAAGAATTACGCTGAGCTCGAAACCTCGATCGAGGGAAAGATTAATTCTCTCACCCTGACCGTGCAGGGCAATGCACTGAAAATCATCGAAGAAAAAGCAAATCAGTCCGGATTTATCAAAGGAATCCATGCGGAGGCTACGCTTCTCGGGTACTCAATAATCATTATTGGCCTGTTGCTGGCGGGTAAATTCACCGGCGCCATTGAGTCAGCTTTGAAGTTTTTCGCGGGGTTTAAATGATTATTCAAATTTTTGAAAAAATCGCTGGAAAGGGGAAACAACTTGATCGCGGCTGCCACTGCCGGGCCGTGATTAATGCAATAAAACGGCAGGAAAAACTTTTAATGGAAATCAAAATGGATATCGAAAATCTGAAAAATGCACTTGATACCGCAAATGCACAGACTCAAAAAATAATCGGTGAAATTCAGGAATTGCAGGCAGCGGTTGCGAATTCTGCTGTTGATTTGCCGCCCGAAGTAGAAGAAAAGGTGAATCAGTTGCTTGGCAATCTGCAAGTCGCTGATGACTTGAATCCTGACGCGCCACAATAATCATGTACGCGGCCATTATTAATTTACTGGCTCCTTACGCGAAGAAAATAGTCGCCGGTCTGATTATCACCTTAGTCGTGATCGGCGGTTATTTTTACTGGAAGCATCAGATCGTAAGCGATGCCTTAAAGATTGAGCGCGCAGCATGGGAAAAGCGAGACAAAGAAACAGAAATTAAGGGCAGAGAAATTCTCGCTTTGAAAAACTATGAAATTGAGCGCGTCAAGGAAGAGCAACGCAATACTTTTATAGGAGCAATACAAGACTATGCGAAACATTATAAAAATTCCAATGATCAGCTTGCTGCTGATCGCAATAAGCGCATGTTCGTCAACGCCACCGCGTCAAGTTGTGGTGGAAACGCCGTGCCAGCCAAAGCAGGAAGTACCACGGGAGCTGGTGGAGCAAGCACAAAAATTCTATCGGCAGAACTGGAACCAGAAACTGCTGAAACCATTCGAGCAAACGCAGCAGAAGTAGATAGCGGCGCCCGCGTGTGCGAAATCTTGATTGAAAGATTCTTGATGCCAGAATCGGTGCTGAAATGAGACTGGCGCTGATACTTTCTGTGGTTGTCATCATGGTCGGTTGCGGCGCGCATCCAGCATACGCTGACAACCATTTAACCGAGACGCGCTACTGCGGCGAGCCTAAACGCACAGCAAGCGGGAAAATTCTTCGCAGCAAGGCTGTGCGTCTTGAGTTCGAGCGGCTTTATCCATTACCACCCGGTTATGAGCGCAGCAAGTGGCAGGTTGATCATGTAATACCTCTTGCCGCTGGCGGCTGTGATTCGGTATCGAATATGCAATGGCTGCCTGAATCTATCAAAACCTGCGCAAACGATGACTGCAAAGATCGCTGGGAGCGCGGCGGCATTTATCCATTAAAAAGGCAAGGGAGCCAATGAAACGCATTATTTACAAACCGCTCGACGGAGAAATAAAACCTGCCGCCGCAGTGGATTATCATCTGCCGCTGAGTGGGTATGTGTTCGATGTCTTGGTGGACGATGATTACACGCCAGAAGGAAGGACGGTATTGTATGACTCGCTCGCCGGGATCATGCTGTCAGAGCCGTTCGTGCATCATTTCGCGGGGTGGGAAGTATGACGGTAGTTAGATCGGACGCTCCCTTTTACTGGCCGCTACGAGGCAGCATCGCGCTGCAAAATGGCACCGGATCGCCTACGTTTACGCGCGCCACGGCAAAATGGATGTTTAATGACGAGGGAAAATTAATACGATTGCCATCTGGCGCTATTGAGATGCGCGGATATAGGCCGGTAATAAATTTGCTCGCTAATACAGAAAATCTCGCTTTATGGTCTAATACTGATATGGGGCCGGTCGCTGTATCTGATCCTGATGGCGGAACTAAAGCGTTCTTGATAACTGCAACTTCGACATCGGCATTTATCCAAGGCGCGTCATACGGAGTCGACAGTTCAGTAACCACCATTTATCACAAAGTCATTATAAAGCCAGACACTTTCGGGTGGTGGAGATTCCGCTTGTCCGATTCTTCTGGCACAAATTACGTGTCAAAGTGGGTCAATGTAGTGACTCAAACGATAGGCAGCACCGCAACAAACGGCACCGGGTGGAGTTTTGTCGACTTTACTATAACTTCGCACACAGTAAGCGGTTGGTATGTTATTAGATATATTGCAAAATTCCCATCGGGCGCGACATCCCCTAGGACGCGCATTGATCCTGTTGACAATAATAATAGTAATAGCAAAACAACAACATCTGGGGCAAAATTAACGCTCTGGCACCCGCAATCGACGAACGTCACATGGATGGACACACCGGCGAACGCTGCGGATGAGTACGTTTCTGTCGGCGTGTTGTCGTCGCCATGGCATGGCGCGGGGGCTGATGGCGTTAAATATTTTTCGACCTACGAAGACGGAGCGCCTATACCGGAAGCAAATCTGCTGGGCGCAAGGCTTAATCCTAACGCTGTCACAAATAATCTGCTGTATTGCCGTGATCTGACAAATGCGGCATGGACTAAGACAAATGTCACCGCGGCGTTGACCCAGACTGGACTTGATGGGCAATCGAACGCATGTAGTTTATTGACCGCAACAGCTACAGATGGCACTGTCCTGCAAACAATAACCGCAGCAGCTGCGGCGGCATGTTCTGGTTTTTATGTTAAAAGATCGTCGGGCACAGGATCAATCTACTTTACCCGAGATGGTGGTGCTAATTGGACTGATATTACAAGCCTGATAAATTCAACTGATTTTTCGCTCGTAAAAATCGAAAACACATCAGTCCTAAATCCGCAGGTCGGTTTCAAAATTGCAGCAAGCGGCGATGCAATTATTGTGGATTTCGGTATCAATCACTTGGGTACGCAGATATCAGACCCAATAGAGACCACAAGCACAGCCGTTACAGTTAACGGTGAAGTTTTGACAATACCGACAACGGGTAATTTTAGCGATGCCGCTGGCACTATTTTAGCGACCGTAGATAAATCTGATTGGAGCGGGGCAAATGGTTCGGTAGTTGGTAGCGCTACCAGAGGGCTTTATACAAGCGCATCAAATTCTGGCGCGCAAGGTTTGGATGGCACTAATACAGTTAACGGACCCGCTGGAACACCAAGCGGCACCGTGAAAACCGGTATCCGCTGGTCTGGATCGTCATTGCAAGCGTTTTCAAATGGCAGTTTCGGAACAGCCGGGAGCTATGACGGCGCTTTCAATCTCACTTCAGTTGCGGCAATGGCTGGCGCAAAAGGGGCTGTGAAGGACATTGCAATCTGGCCATCGTCCCTATCAGATTCAGACATGATTTCGGCGTCGGAAAGTATTGTGTTTAATCTGGTCAACGGTAGCGCAGCGGCTTTATCTCTGGCCGCTCAAAGCGGTCTGGTGATTGAGGGGAGGACAATAGATGCGTCAATTGCGGCTCTATCATTTGCCGCTCAGGATGGTCTCGAAATAATCGGACGCACGATCGACGCTGGCATCGCGCCTTTGACACTTTCCATGTTTGACGGCGAGGTTATTATTGGCCGCACAATTGATGCTGATGTAGCAGCTCTCTCGTTGTTTTCTCCGGATGGCCTGGAAATAATAGGACGCACAATTGATGGTGATATTGCATCGCTCGCTGTTGTGGCTCAAAGCGGCGCAGTGTTGTTAGATGATTCGCCGCGCTCTGCCGTGACAATCACGGCCACATTAGCAAGCCCAACAATAACAGCGAGGTTATAAATGGCTCAAGAGCGTTTGTATGTGCTAACAGACATCAATATACCGATCACACTAGGCGGCGACATAACTATCAGCGATATAGCTGATATGACGGTTCGTTTAGTTAAAGTTGATGGGTCTGTGACAGTCGAGCTAAAAAAAAGCGGCGGGGGAATAGACATTATTGCTGATCAGATAACCCTGAGAATTTCTAAGACATCAATCTCGTCAGACGGTGTTTATTACGTTTACGTGTTTGTTACAGATAACGACGGCAAGGTTCTTGGTCTCACGCCAACTCCATTGCATATTACTTTTTACAAAAACTATTAGGAGGCCATATGGCAGCAGGTTCAATAACATTCGTGCATCAATTTAAAGTCGATCTTGGCAACAAAATACACGATCTTGATGGTGACACATTCAAGCTTGCACTTGTCACTAGCGTAGTAACGCCAGCGGCTTCAGACGCAGCGCCGCATTTTGGAGGAACTGGAACTACAAATTACGCAACAAATGAAGTGTCAGCAGGAGGCAACTATTCCGCTGGTGGATTAACGCTAGCAAACGTAACTTTTTCAAATGCTGGTGGCACAGTTAGCTGGAAAGCGGACAAAGCAAGTATTGCATACAACCCAAGCAACCCCACAAATGCGCGCTGGGGGGTTATTTACAACAGCACGGATGCAAATAAGCGCGCTGTAGCTATTCTGGATTTTGGTGCGGTGCTGGATTTAAGCAAGGGGCCGTTTGAGTGGAGGTTCAGCAGTATTGATGGCAATGGCACCATTGCTACCCTGTAAAAATCATGGGTAAATTTTTGACTGATTTGCAAGTTAAAGAAGTGTCCCGAGGCGGACTGTTTAAGCGCGCACGTTACCAGCTTACCTCTCCGTTGATTTATCAATCGAACACGGTTGGCGAGATTATCGTTAGTGAGAAACAGACTACGGATTTTGATTCAACGCCTAGAGTGCCATTTTTCTATTGGCTGCTTGGTGACCGTGGAAAAGCAGCGGCCGTGCTGCATGATTATTTGTATACGCCTCCTCATAAGTGTTTTTCGAGTGCCTGCTCTATGGTCGACCGCGCAACGGCCGACAAAGTGCTTCGCGGGGCAACGTATGAGTGCCTGCGTATCGATAACCCGGAATCATTATTTGACAGCCTGATAAATATCGCGTGCCTGGGAATCGTATGGATGATATGGGCGGGCGTGCGGGTTGGTGGTTGGTTGCATTGGAAATAGTAAAAACGGAGGTCTGAAAATGGCTATTAGCAGTCAGCAAAAAAGAGCAGCTACAAGAAAATTAAGCGTAACACCACCACCCATAAAGGGGCGTGGTACTCCGCCAGGCAGCGGTCATGTGTCAAAAGCCGAGATTTTAGCCAGAATGCGTGAAAACAACGCGGTAACATCAGAAAATAACATATTTTTTGACAAGGATGGAAATAAGCTTGCAAGCAAGTTTGTGTCTGGCCCGTTTTACGATATTCCTTCTGCCAAAGATCACCCCGGCCTGATTTATAGACCAACCGATGCGGGTATTGGCGGCAACTTGCTATTTTCCGACGGTGCGAGATGGCGCGCTGTGGGTGGTACCATTAATGTGCTGCTCAAATACAACGTTGCGCCTACTAGAAGTGCTACGCCGGTATCTGTAGCCAAGTTCATACTTCCTTACTCACCGGTTGAGGGCTCATTATGGCAGGACGGTGATCTGATGGAATTCTCGTCTGTGATCGAAAGAACTTCAACCGATGCCGGTGACGATACAAAAACGATTTACCGGGATGTGCATATTGGCAGCAATGCCACGATGGCGAATAACAATTCTATCGCAAGCACAACGACTTCGGCGGCGAATGACGGCATTTCGGAATTGATGCTGAGGTTTAGGCGGATCGACTCAAGCACAATTCAGCACCTTGGTATCCGGGTGAATGCGTTCGACAATTGGAGCGGCCCAAGCACCTTTAACCCGCACTCTGCATTCGGCATAACCGATTTTGAAAACATGGACGCAGCCAACATGAATGTTGATTTCGGCCTTCACTTCTCAGCAGCCCCCTCAGTTGATGCTGCTCGGCTTTATTTTGTGTTTGCGCGATTAGTTACGTGCGGACCTGGAGCGTGATATGACAATCGATAACACAACAATCAGCGTTGTTAAAACTTTTAGCCCGCCTGTGCCAGTGTCAAATCTGCTATTTGCATCAAATTTTGCAGCCAATACCAGTCTCGCGCCATTCACTTATGGTGCGCAAGGCAGGGCTTTTTTTTCTGGGACAGATGCTGGAACAGGCTTTGCTTGGCCAGTAAGCGGCGGTGGAAGTGGACAGGCACTGAATACTCTTTGGACTGACTGTTACTTGATACCGTACACAGGCACGACCTTAACAGCTGGGAATATTAATAATTACGGCAGAGCAACCATCAGGGCAGTAACCGGCCCGGACGGAACCACTGAAAATGAATTGTTTCTCGAGCTGCTAGATGCCGGTTTAATTGCAACCGGGACAGCCAATGTTGCTTATGGCGCACAAATGCCGTTCGAGTTTTTGCGAATCACGGACGGTACCCCAACACCGCCAGCGCTGGATGATATTTATATCAGTTATTACTTCAAGCGACCTGGAAGTCTTTTGACTGACTTGCCAACTGGCGGAAATGCCACAATCTCCATACTTAAAACTGGCGGGCATGATGGATTGTATGGCGGTGACTTGAGAATCTTGCTTAATATCTTCAAAGATGCGGCAGGAAATTTGTACTGGAAAACTGAATGTGATCGTGATGCTAATGGCACCATGACTACTGATCCAAGCGGGATATTGTCCTTCGATATGGGCGGATCATTCAAGTATTGGAAAGAGTCCAATAAATCCGTCCCTGTTGTCTTGGATGCCTGGAATAAGTGCGAAATCTACATTCATCGCCACGCTAAAAATGGGATTGTACTCATCGCAATAAATGATCAGATTATTTGTTATCACGTTGGCCGGACTCTAGGAGAGTTCGGTTATCAGTGGGGCAGGATCATGATTCAAAACGTGTACGGCAGCCACAAAATTGGTAGTGCAGAGGTAGTTAGGGTCAGGGTGCGCGATTATCCACCTGCTGGATCAGCATTGCAATTGCCAGCCGCGTCGTTGCTGTACAAGTACGGGTAAATATAACCCGCTTCGGCGGGTTTTTAATTTGGTGGAATTACACCAGATTAAACCGATGTTGATTTTCTCGACCACAAATGAGGGACGAAAAATCAACAAACCACTCAATCAGGCCCAAAAAGCAAACTGAATCGAATGCTTTAGGTATTGGTTACAAACTCACTGAGATGTCGCATCGCAATGAGCGCAGATTATCCGGAAGATTTTCGGCTGTTAATGACGTTCTGACCGCCATCATTCCGCAGCCTCATCTTTCACTTGATCAGCAATCAATCCGCTCTCAATCCAGTTCGCCTCAACGCCTGCGGGTAGTTTTGACGGTTTTTCTTTGAGCGTGCCGAACAACAGCACTGAATCAATCTCACCACTGCGCGCCAATCCCAATAACCACAGCATGCAAGCAATTCTACTGGGCGGATCGAGTAGATCAAATTCATCGGACATCAGAAACTTGATACCGGAAACGTGGCTAATCGCTTCAGAAATCATCACGTTCGCTCGCCATTTTGCGGATGCCGAAGATAATCCATACGGCCTGCCGTCATAGCTGATCGACATATCCGGATTGATGATCACAGATTTCCAGCCGGTAGCCGCCGAACTATTTGCTAGGCGCGAATTGATAGGATCGAGCGCCGCATGCAACATTTCACCTGGTATACCATCGGGTGCCAGTGCTGATGCAATTTTGTCCCAGGCTTGTACCGCGGCGTGATGTTCGGTTGCCTTTTTGGTTTTTGCTTCCGCTTCGCTGGCTAGTTTGATTTCCCTTTCGATTCTATCCAGTGTGTCCTTGGCTTCTTTTCTGGATGCTCTTATTACTTCGATGTTGGCTTTAACTGCCGACAGCGCTTGCTCGTCCGGGGCGGCTTTATTTTCTCCCTCCAATACTGCAAGTCTTTCGCCCGCGGCTGTGGCGGCGGCAAGATCGCGTTCACCGTTTGCCACTGATTTTTGCAGCATTGCCAATGTTTCTTCGTACTTTGGCAGATTTACGGCGGCCTCTTCGTCACCATGCAAGTCTCCGCCGCGCTCGATCAGCTTTTCACCGTCAAATATCAGCTCTGTCCCGCATGACGGGCAGGCGCACGATACGGCGCCCGGCTTTGAGCCTTGCGCGAGCAAGCGGGTATCATTAACCTTCACTGACCACATCGCCGTCTCTTGCCGGTCTAAACCAAGCTTAGTTTTGATGCGTTCAGTTTTTTCGTGTTCGACGCGCAGTCTTACAATCTCCGCATTCCGTGCGGTCGCGCCGTTAAATTCGGATTGCATCGATCCGAGCTTTTGATTTGCTGAATCAAGTTCGGCTTCGACTTTTGATAATTCTGCCGCAGCTTTTTCTTTTGCTGTGGCATCAACTGTCGGGATCGGAGCTTTCCATCCTTCGGCTTTTTTGTCACCGTAGGTTTCCCCGGTCACGGCCTTCCAATCAGCGCGCGCCTGCTTTGTTTGCTGCTCGGCATGCTTTCCTGCATTCTCGAAACTTGATCGCAAGAAAGGCATGATGGTCTCTACCTTCCCGGCGTCGCAGCCGCGGTCAAGCAGCTTTTGCTTAACCTCCGCGCCATCGCTGCGCAGATTGCCAAGATCAAACAGAAATTTCCCTCGTTCATCCGGCGTGATGCTGGCGAATAGTACAGGGTCAATGACATAGGGCAGGGCGGAATGAAGCGGTGCGCTCAGTTCGTGCGTGCCGTTTGGCAGGGTGATGCACGCTTTCTGATTGCTGTTGTAATCGACGTACGTGTATCCGATCGTATCGGTACCAGTATCGTTGATCAGGAATGCGAATTCTTTCTTGATCGATACGCGCGGATTTTTGCCGGTAAATGCCTGATAGATGCCATCGCGCAGACTGGACTTGCCCGCCTCGTTCTTACCGCAGAACAATACGATTGGTGAGCGCACGTCCGCTTCGATGCTTTTAACGGCAAGAAAGCCGATGGATGCTATTCGATTTATTTTCATGATTGTTGAATTGCCTTGATTAAGTATTGGTCAATATCGGGTTGATTAAGAAGCCATCTTTTGTAATCAGCCGGAACATCCTTGATCGGAGTGCCTTTATGTTTGCCGAATGGCATTACAGTAGGAATCCGCGCTATTTCAGAGCGATGCCAGAGCGTTTCCCATGAGTCTATCCCGCCCAGTTTCTTGACTATGTGTCCAAGAATTATCAGGCAGTTCTGCACATCTTCAAAAGCTGAGTGGGCTCTCCCTTGCAATAACCTTCTCGCTGAGTCGCGTTCCAAGAAATAAATCATCGCGGACTGGGTGTGAGATTCAAGTTCTGGCCACAGGTTGCGCGAAAATGCCAGCGTGCAAATGCGCTTTACTTCAGGCTTCCCGGCAGCGCTCCAATCAAAATCAACGTTGTGACCAATCAGGTAATCAATATCATCTGGCAAACTAAAACTGCTTGATGGTGGGCAATTTTCCAAATCCTCATCCATGATGTGATGAACAGCCATTGCTGATAGCGATATGGGTTTTGATGGTTTAAATCGGCCATAAAATGAATTAGCAATCTTGTCCGATCTCAAGCTAAACATAGGTTCAATCCATGCCGCCTCGATAATTTCAGGATCATTTATTCCTGTGGTTTCTGTATCAAAAATGATAGCTTTGGCCATGATTAAGCAGCTGCCTCTTGTGTTGATTCAGAAAACTGGTCAACCTCACCTAAAATTCCAAAAAGAAAAGTAATGATCTCCGTGTACTGGCATGAGTACATTGCAAACAGGGAATCAAAATATTCTTCCTCGTTTTCATAATCTGATCTCTCGATCCTAATATCAGCAATGTCTATCTTGCTTATAATTAGATTTTCATCGATTTCAAATGAAACTCCTTTGCCGTGCATCTCAAGTTCTATTTTCTTTGGTACTTTGCCATGGAATAAATGGTTCTTGATCTCTTCGGTTGATATGTCTTCGTTTTTATAGGTAATCTGCTTTTTATTAGCATCATCATGCAATATAAGATTGCTACCTTTTTCTAAACCAGATCCAATCAGCGAATAATCATTCAAAATTACTTGGCGCATAAAAGCAGTAACACTTATGCGAACTTCAATCGGTTTACCGTGATACTGAAAATCACGAACCAACCTTTTCATAATGTCGTCAACCAGTCCTTTTGATGTTGATTCAATACACAGCAAATTTTGCTCAGTATTTATCCAAACATTAATTAATTTGCTGGTTACAAAGGCTTGTTCATGTAATTTAAGCAATATTGCTTCTTTAACGTCTTTAAGCTGTTTTTTTCCTGGTCTGTATCCTTGTTCTTTTTCCAATTCCTCAGCTCTTTTTTGAATAGCATCAGATAATACTTGCGAAGGAATTAATTTCTTTTGCAGCTCACAGCACAGAATGATGTCATTGCCGACTTTTATATATGGCTTTCCGTCACGCAGAATTCTCCACGAGTAGCCAAGCTTTCCAGGTGCCGATAAGTTGTTCTCAAGCAAACTTAAATCAGGCTCAAACTCTGGTGATGATCTAAATATTGTTAAATTTTTCATTGGATTAACCTCCGTATTAATTTCTGATTGATTATTTGTTATTGCTATTCGTCGCCAGCAATACGATTCAGGTGCTCAAGCTGCAAATCCGAGAGGTACATCTGGCTACCGAATTCCTTAAATTTATCTGCAATACCTGCCACAAATTTTTCTTCCCAGTCGTTAGCCGCATTCATGCGCGCACTTTCAACCAGTTCGCCAAATTCCGCTTCATCGTCAAACAAATCCTGAACTTGTTGAGTCATATCGCACCTATTTAAGATGTAATCCAAAAACCACTTTGCCGTGCATTTTTTCAATCCGGCAATCACCAGGCTCATATACACGTGCTTTTTTCCGCACTGAGCAATTTCACATATCTCTGGTACGCTTTTCCCCTGTTTGTAGAGATCAACAACCATGTCGCTTTTCCGCGGCCGTGGCGGTGCAAATTGATTTTTGGCGCGCTTTACAGCGAGAACATAATCATTCAGCGTGTGCCATGCCATTAACTGACCTTGCTTGTTTCTCAGAAACACTTTTTCGCCGGTTTCCTCCTCCATCAGCTCAAAGTGAGCCCACATATCGTTTGTGGTATTTATTCCTTCATCCATCGCCTTTTCGATCAGTTTGAAAAAATTCTCTTTTTCTTTCCGATTGAATCTATACCTTAATCTCCCGGGTTTAGTGGAAGGCTTATCCTGCTGCGCATGAACCGGCAACCCTTTGATGCAGGTTAACCATGAATTAGTGGCTATTTCTGGTTGTTGTTGAATGGATTCCATGCCAATTACTCAAGACTAAGTGATTGTTCTTCTGCGGCCGCTTCCGCTATTTCGCGCTGACGGATTGCTTCCTGCTCTTCCGGCGATGGGGCGAAAGAAGTTCTCGGTTGTATTTCTTCAGGCTTGATATCAGTTTTTTCTTTTGTAATTTGTTTCGATTCTTTCTTTTCACTGGTTATTTCGCCTGTTTCCGAATCAAAAAATTCAGGTGCATCATCTGGAATAATTGAAAAATCACCATCGATCGCATCCAAATTCTGATCCTTCCCATCGTCCGCCATTCCGTCCAAAGCAGCAGCGGTTTGGAATTCGATAGAGAGCGGAAGGTACTTGGCCAATCTGCGGATCACGGTTTTTCTTCCCATTTCAATGAAATGATCTTTCCACACTGATGATTCACGCTTATTCTTGCGCTCGCTGGCGGCTTTTATTTCTTCAACCTGGAATCTGCTCATAAACTCGAAAGCATGGCCACCGTCTTTGAGTTTTGCGATTGCATAAAATCCGATTACCTCACCACGCTCTCCCATTGCCGGGGTGTGATTGAGCTTTTCATCCAGGCCGTAAACAAGCTCAAATTTGTCGTTCTGACAAACCTCATGAGCCGCAATGCTGACAATTTGGCCGGAACGTCTGGCAAGATCAATGAGTCCTTTATAACCAATGATTACCTGAACAGAATTCACCCATTTTTCGTTTCCGTTAGCGTCTTTGCGCTTTGTATTAAAGGGTAGAAGATATGCATGACCGAGCACGGTATTTGGCTCCAATCCCATTTGAGCGCATTGCCCAATGGCGCCTATTAAGCTTGGGACGTCGCACCTTGCAAGCGCAGGTGTGGTTGTGGCCGCAATCTGAGCTACCTTGAGCAATCTCTCGGCGTTTAAATGCTTTGGAAGCATTTTGGATATTTCGGCTTGCTTTGACTTAAGCAGGTGCGCTATCTGATCCTTTGGTTTCATGTCGGAAAATTTCTCTGGAACATTCCCGCCTGTTGCTGCCGCTTTCAATGCTGCTGTTGACATTTTAATGCCCCCTTATTATGTTTTCTTAACAATGGTTTTGTTACCGCATCTAAATCGCTCATGCCCATTTTGTTTATTCTGTAATGAATAACTTGTGGGCTAATACCTGTTTCTTCGGACCATTCAATTACCGTTTTTCCTTGTATCAAATAGTTATTCCTTTTGTTCCTATTGTTTTGTTTATGAGAAGCCCATCTGCAATTTTCTTTGTAGTAGCCCTTATTGTTATCAATTCGATCCAGGCATAATCCGTTTGAATAACCCATATCTTTAAAGAAGTTATCGAACTCATGCCATTCGTCGCATATTGTTATTCCTCTTCCACCATAATCTTTATAATTAATTGCGTTTGGATTGATGCATCTATATTTCATAGCATCCCAAATTTTGTATTCACGTGAATACTTCATTCCATGCTTTACTTTTATTTCGTAACCAGATGTAGGATCCCCATATTTTTTTAATTTATGGTAATGTTTATTACAAAATCCTTTAGTAATAGCAGTCCTAGAACATGGATTTACCGAGCAAATTTTAATCATGAGATTTTAAATGGCCGCGCGCCTGGTTTTGTGGTTGTGAATTTCTTAATGATCGAATCAACATCTGCTGGCGAAATTACCGTGTGTCGAATCAACTCATAAAAAGCATCTTTCCAATCAGTCTTGGCGCTTGCTTTGTTACTCTTCCACGTCGCAAGCTTCTGTCCGTTGTGCAGCAGCACCGCAGCTTCACCCATGCGCGCTTTAATCATAATCGAAAGCACCTCATAACTCGTTTCCGCCGCTCTCAGTTCTGATTTCTTGCTTGATGCTTTGGCGATTAATTCAAGAAGCTCTTCATCAGCCTCAATAACAGCACCGGAATCAATCTTGTACAGCCGCTTAATATCTTCCGGATCGGTTGGTTCTGGCGCCTCTCTGCGCTGAATGCGCTCCCAAAACTCAATCTCTTTGCTGCGGATAATGTTGATTAACTCTTCATCACGATCGACAACGTGCACGCGCAAATCATCAGCTCCGATCAATGCCGCCACGATGGTTCTATTGCGCCCGGTGACCATTTGCCCGTGTGCTACCTGAGATGTGTAATAAATTGGGATGTCATCGGTATCCTGCTCACCCCAGTCTTTTGCTGCGAACGGGTGCACAGTTTTCATTTCACCGTTGACATGATGGCCGTCAAGCATTAGCTCCAAATCAATTTCAGCCGCCAAAAATCCGTAATCCGGATCGATATAGCGCTGGTTTCTGGTAATGATCTTCACGTCATGGCCGCGATCTTCAAGTTCATCTACCAGCATTTCAATCACGATCGGTTCCCAGCGTTTGCCGCGGTTAAAGATTTTTTGCTTGAATGGTGTGATTTCTTCTTGAAAATCGCCTGTTTTTTCTTGGTACAACTGAAAGGCTGATTTCCATGGTGAAACGCCTAGAATTGCCGCTGTGTCACTTCCGCCAATGAATTTGCTTCTGTCATGCGTAACAGGCTCTTGTAAAATTGCGTTCATAATTCACCTTCCCAATAATTTTTTTCAAACCGCCATCCGTAACTCCAAGCATTGTGCAAATCGGGTGCGGTATCTTTGTTATGCGGATTTGAATCCATTGGCTCGCCGTCCAGGTATGCTCGTCCGCCTAAGTCTTGTGCAATGTCAATTTCTTGTTGAAACATCGCGCTCATGTCGGCATTAAATCTCTGTGAACCCTTATGACCTTCGGAGGCGTATACACAAGATTCTGAAATGAAACAGCGCCTTGGTTTTTACGGTCTATCGTGCATCTCAAAGCCAACAAAGCCCGGTCAATCAAAATCATCGTTCGTATCGAAACCGAAAAACGAGAACTCACTGTCGGATCTGCATAGAGGTCGTTCATCGTGAACGGAACCCCATTTCTATCCAAAACCCAATTGCGCAGCGCGTTCAATATTAGCTGCATTTCGTCTTTCTCAGAACAATCGCAGCATTTCACTTTTTGTGCCGCATGGTCAGGTTTGCTAAGAACCATGATTTCCTCACTCCTATTCCCGCCAGCACGTAAAAAATCGTGTCTGACACAAGTTTCATTGCATTCATGATCCACTCCTTGTGAGTTGATTAATTGCATGATGCAGCCCTGATTGCCGATTGTTCTGCCTGGAATTTCTTAGCATCAGCGTTCAGCCGATCTTGCATAACCAACAATGAAGCAACGATTAGCGCGCACCATAAAATCCGCTTAACAATGCTTTCTCTATCTTCTGATTTACCCATTTCAGCCTCCGAAGTATTGTGAAAAGTAGCCAACAACAGCGGGAGTCAGAATGTAAGCGCAGATAGCAAGAATCAATATTTCCCGTAATTTCGTGATGTTCTCAACCCACATTTCTTCGAGCTCTGCCTGTTGCACCTGATCTTCTAAATCCAGCTTTTTAATCGTCGCGTACCCGGGTTGATCAAATTTGTCTTTTCTGGTCAATCGGTACAAAACAATCGATATAAACATGAACAAAACAGCTAGTAATTCACTCATTTTTCTAACCTCGCTATGTATTCATTAATCGAATCGCGCATTGCCTTTGCCTTCTCAATACGGTCTAATCTTGTGGCGACGCTTTCATCCAAATCACATGCATTCATTGCAAGTACGAGTATTGCAATTGAGTGTTTGCGATTTTTTGCGATCTCTGACTCACAATAAGAATCAATGAATTTATTTTTTAATTCTTCGTTAAGTTCTTGAGTGCGCTGAGTTACATATAAATCCTCAATCACTTCAATCGCTGCTGGAGCTGCGGCAACCATGTTGCAAATGCCTTTATCCTCAGCCAGCAGATACATCTTGTTAACCGCTTGCTGCCACACAAAGTCGTAAATCAGCGGTTGTTTGATCTGCACATTCAAATTATTTATTTGATTCTCCTGCATTTTTAACTTCAAAACGTCCGCACAAACCAATAATAAATTCTTTGTTTTGTTTCCAAAAATCAAGCGCTCTTGAATGCATATCTGCTATCTGATCGTCATTAAAATTCTTCCACTCATCGAGTGCGTGAGATTGGCAACCTATCCTTATATGTCCAGGCGTGATGTATGTCGTCCAGTGTGACCATGTGATTATTATCAGGTCGGCACCGCTCAGGTTGGCACCGCGCAGGTCGGCATCGCGCAGGTTGGCATCGCGCAGGTTGGCACCGCTCAGGTCGGCATCGCGCAGGTTGGCATCGCTCAGGTTGGCATCGCGCAGGTTGGCACCGCGCAGGTTGGCACCGCTCAGGCTGGCACCGCTCAGGTTGGCACCGCTCAGGTCGGCATCGCTCAGCCTGGCACCGCTCAGGCTGGCACCGTTCAGGTTGGCACCGATCAGGTTGGCACCGCTCAGGCT